ATTGGTGCTATCAGTAGTGTCGGTGAGAACCACTTGGAACAGAGCCATCGGGTCATCAATGATGTAGCCGATGGCGTCGGGGGCAGCGGTAGGGCCGGGCCAGAACTGCGAGAACGTAGGCTGCTTGGTGGTCGGGTTGGTGAAAGTGCAGCCCATGAACACGCCGTAAGGCGTTGGGGCCTCACTAAAGTAAGTGCCAGTATCGTCACCCATACGGATGATGCGTGCGCCATCAGCGTCTGGAATTTCAGCCATGGTAACCAGATCACCGTAAAAAATCGGGGATGCAGCGACCACAGTTGAACCGCCAACGATTCGCGTGTTTGCCAGCTTTAGCTGACGGGTTGCTCCAGCATACGGCTTGCCATCAGCAGAGTTAACTGCTCGAAAGCCATATGGAGCGGGAACAGCAGGATATGCCATATTAAATCTCCAAAAAATTAGGTTCCCTTACCGAAAGTGACCTTCGTCTTGCGCTCGTTGAAGAGCGGCATACGGGGGTCGTTCTCTCGCATAAGGCTGTTGTCCACGGAGCGGATTTGCGCCATGGCCTCTTCGGTGAAGTGCTCATTGCGATCTTCAATCATTTCAGTCGGGGCTTTGCAGAGCAGGAGACCGCCAATCATGATGTTGTCCTTGAAGCGCTCATTCTCGATGCCCGCTACAAAGATTTCAGGGTGATCAGTTGCTTTGACAGGCTCCCAACCTTCGCGGAGTTTGAGGGAGACATTCATGGGGTCAACTTCGCCACGCATACTGACACGAATCCAGCGGAATTCATAGCCCTCCTCGGGACGAGGGGTTGGCAACGTATCCGGGCGAACCCAACTACGTTTACGGGCCGTTTTTTCACGGGTTTGTGAGTCTCGGTTCAGTCTATTCTCAGCCATTTTGTTTCCTCATTTCCATTGCAACCTGTTTGGCGTATGCTTCCAAGGGGACTCCAAGTCGTTTAGCGAGTGCCACCTGCGTCTGTGTCAGCACGATTTTCTTGGGCGCAGTGCTGCGTGTTGCCGGTGCCACGACGTTTGTCTTACGACGAGGTTTCGTCTCCTCTTGTTCGTCTTCCGCGTCGTCAAAGGCGTCTGGGAAGACTTGTCGCATACGAGAATCAATCTTCTCGTAGTATTCTTCAGAGCGAGGGTTGACACCCTGTTTGACCAACTTTTGATGCAACCCCAATGCAAAGCTGGTCATCTCATCGTCAGGCCCGAACCATTTATTGGCTTTTTGCCATTCCTCGGCTCGGACATCGACCACTGGGGCGGTAGATTCGTTTTGTACCGCACTTTCGGACTCTTGTAAAGTGGGTAGTTTGATATTGTTTACGCGGTCAGCCTTCAGTTTGGCGGCGGTTAGTTCCTCCTGAGCAGCAACCACAGCGTCGGACTCACCTGCGTCGTACGCCTGCTTGAACTTGGCCTTGGCCTCCTCAACCTCACGGTCGGCCAACTTTTTGGCAGACTCCAGCATGGCCTGTTGGTTCTGACCCACAGTGCCCTTGAGTTTCTTGTTCTCCTCAATGAGCCGTGAGGCCATAGCCTCAAGTTCTGCCTTCTCCCGTGCAGCCTGCTCGGCGGCGCGGCGCTGGTCGTGGTACCCCTTGCTGAAGTGCTGGAGGCGCTTTTTGACCTTCTCCGAGTAGTTCTCCAACTCCTCATCAGTCAGGTCGTCGGGGGGCGTAGACGGCTTGCGACCCCGATCTTTTTTCGGGGTGTCATCCACCACCTCGATGGCGATGTCATCTTCATCGTCGTCCCGCTTGGACTTGGCTTTGGGTTTGTCGTCTTTGTCGGGCACATCGGCGAACGGGTCACGGCGACCCGCAACGACGACCTCCGCAGAACCGTCTTCCTTCAACTTGACATCTTTGCTCACGTCCCTATCGGGATCGGGGAACTCAAACGATACTTTTTCCATGGGCATGATCAGAACCTCCAAGTGGCAGCTTTGACCGCCCACATCTGGCCAGATTGAATGTCAGTAATAGCAACACTGGCCATCCGGGCAATTTCGGCATTCGGCTGATTTGTGCGCAACTCATGAATCTCGTCAATCAAATCAGCACACTTGCGCTTGATTGCCTCGACCGTTGGGTCGCCACTGGGGTTGAAGGTTAAGCCTACGGCTTTCTCACCAAAAGTCAGAGTTTGATTTTCCATGAATACTCCTTACGCACGCGTGATGCCACGCGGATCGGCCACGACTGCTTCGATGGAGTCGTCATTCATCAGGCGGTATTCCACGCCGTTGACCCGGATGCGCGTGCCAGAGTTGGCACGGAACAGCACGAAGTCCCCCACTTTGCACCAAGGACCGTTGGGGAAACGCTCCTTGTCGGCATAGGCTTGGTCGCCCATGTCGAGCACAACACCGGTCACCGTCATGAGTTGTTCCTCATAGATAGTGCGCTCGGCCTTCACGATGCCCATCTCGTTGAATGTCTCCTCGATCTGGGGCAACGCAATCAGCAACCGGTACCCGACAGGCTTGGGCATCTGAGCCTCAATCACATCATCGGTCACGGCGGTCTGGTCTTCACTCATCTTCGTCTTCTTTCATTTGAGAACGCAAAAGGTCTTTCGTGGTTTCAATGGCAAGCCGGAGACCCCGAATCCGGCCCACCACCTCCCGGTAGTCGTCGAATGATTTACATCCGCCGCTCACCAAGAACTCTGTCGAGGAGTCCACGTCCTCCCCGAACTTATCTATCAGCACGTCATAGACGGTTTTTGCCATGGATTACTCCTTCTTGCCCTTGGCTGCGGGCGGCTGTTTGGGCTGCTTGGGTGTGGCCAACACCTTCAACGCGTCGAGCTTCAGACGCTGGGCGTTCTGCTGCTCCTGTGACTTGATGCGCTTGCCCTCTTTCATGGCCTCAATCTGCACTCGCTCACGCTCCAGCATGAGCTTCTGCGCGGCCACCCGCATGTCGTCTTGGCGCTTCTGCGCGGCAAGTTGTGCGTCGGCTTGCAGCTTCTGCGCCTTGGCCTGCACCTCCATCTGCTTGGTCTGGACCTTGGCCTGCTCCAACTGGAACAGGGGGTCTGCGGCCTGCTGCTGAGCCTGCTGCTGCGCGGCCTGCTGCTGGTGGGCCTGAGCGACCTGCTTGCCTGCGTCGGCGACCAGACGCGCCAGTTGAACCTCGATATCCTCGGGCAGTTCCTCGTCGGGCGGGGGCAGCGGGACGCCCAGACGCTCTTCGATCTGCTTGCGATACGAGAACCCGAGGTGCTCGGCGATGTGCGCTTGCAGGCTGGCCATGATCTGCTGGGCCATCGGATTTTGTCCAATGCTGGCAGCGATCATCGGGTCCTGCATGAACGACGTGTGGGTCGCAATGTGGGCGTCGTGATCTTGGTAGATAAACGCCTTGACGGGCTTGCCGATCAGCGCTGACATGTTCTCAGACACTGGGTCACGCGGCTTCTGATCCTCCGCCATCGGGACGATCTTGTCGGCGTTCTTGACGCCCAGCGTCTCGATCATCTGGCGGTGCAGGTACGGCAGGTCGTAAATCTGGGGCGCAGACTGCGCCATCTGGAACACGGCTTGGTACTGCACCACCCGCTGGGCCATCGTGCTGCTGTTGGGGTCGCTGACGGGGATCACGTCCACCATCAGGTAGTCGGCCTTGCGTGCCCGGGTGTGGCCAGTCTCAGGCTCGTACTGGTACTCCTCGGGCGCATAGTCGGCGATGATGGCCTTGAGGAGTTTGAACTCCTGCTTCATGGCGAAGTGAACGCGACTCCGAACCGCCGCCATCGGCTTGAGCGTGCGCTCCAGCAGTGCCAGCGTTGTGCCCACAGGGGCGTTTGCGCTCATGTCCGACACGTTCATGTCGCTGATTGCCCCCAGCCTGCGGCCCTCCTCGGTGATCCGCTGGAGCAGCGCCAACAGCGTCTGGCTCGGCTCCTTGTACGGGAGCATCATGATGTTGTCTTTGACCGTGCCGCTGGGCACGTCCACGTCGCGGAACTCGCCCGGCTCAATCGGTGTGTCGTCACCCTTGATGCGCAGCCCCCGCGCCTTCAGCCCTCCCGGCAGGTTAGACAGCGTGCCTGCGTCCACCAACTGGCGGATGATTGATGTGCCTGCGCGGGCGTACCCGCCGATGATGTGGATCAGGCCCAGACCATAGAAGCCGAACCCGGGCACGTAGACGTAGTGGACGAAGTGGTCCCGCTTAAGCATGAGGGGGTCTTCCTCATCCCAGTTACGGCGCACGGCCAGCACCGTGCCGGTGCCCTTGTCGATAGTGATCACGTACGGCTTGGCGAGGTCATTCTCCTCGTCGTCCACCCCGTCGATGCACAGGTTTGCGTGAATCTCCAGCAGCGCGTACCGGTCGTCGTCTTGCAGCGTGAAGCCGCCTTCCTCAGCCTTTTTCTTCTCGATGTCCGTGTGGAACGACATCGGCTCGCCCAACTCACGCTCGCAGTAGAAGCCGCTGTCCATCAGCCGCTTCATCTCATTCTTGGTCTTGCGCATGA